ACTCATTATCTACGCCAGCCTAGCGGAATTTAATCCGTAAAGTTGGCGTTTTTACTTCGCGTAATAGAACCGACAAGTCTCGCGCATATAATGTTCTCCGCGTATTTTAACGGACAAATCCGTTATTTCATCAATCATACCGCTTCCTATTAGTTCTGCGCCCATAAACGCCAACACTGGCGTATTCTCAATCGCAGCCGTACGTAAATGTAATTCGGAATATAACGGACGAAACCCGTTTGATTTCCGTATATTTTTAGCGTTCATACGTATTCACCTCGTATAAGTATTTCGGGAATTTTATCTAAATTCCTGCGATATCCGTATAATTTATCCGCGCAGTTACTTATACGTTATAGACAGATATTCACAACGTCAGTTTATCGGAGTTCATTCGGTAGATTGGCGTTTATTTTGCGTTGGGAAACGAATGTGACGGGTAGATTCCGTCCACCTAGCGTTATTTTTATTTAACGGAGGGATCAACGCATGTTTCAAGGATACACGAATGAGCATCGCTATTTTCGCGGTACGAGAACGGAAGTAGACGAAAACGGAGAGGTACGGATATCTGCGCCAGCTCATACGCACAAAGTCGTAAGTATACGACAATCGGATTCACACGCTGAACGCCAGGAATTCCGCGGAAGACAGCCGGACTTTACATTTAACGTAATGGAAATGTTACACGAAGTCACTAGCGTACTTACACGTGCGCAATGTGGCTTTTTATTATTGTTACAATGTCATGTAAGTTACGATAGTGGCCGTTTAGTTAACGCAGATAAGTCGCCAATGACAACGGAAGATATGCGGAGAGCATTGCGGATGGATGGCCGCAAAAAGAAGTCGTCATTCTACGATTTCCTAGCGCGATGTACAGAGAACGAAATCATTCTCGATAATGGCGACGGAACCTATTCGGTAAATGAACGTTATCATTTCCGCGGAACCGTTCCGACTGGATTATCAGTAATCAAATCGTATTCCGCGAAGATACGCCGTATATACGATAAGGCTCGACCGGAAGACCTTGGACTTATCTATACGATGCTTCCGTTAGTACACTACGCGACGAATACGTTATGTTCGAATCCTAGCGAGACAGTTCCCGAAAAAGTCGAATCACTTAGTCGGAAGGAACTCGCGGAAACTATCGGGATATCAATCGGAGAGATTAGTCGTAGACTTCCGACATTAACGGTTGATGGTGAATATGTCATCGCAAAGGTAATTGTTGGCGGGATCGATTCGTACATGTTCAATCCGTGGGTTTTCTATCGAAAGATGACGCAACCGGACGAGACTTTGCGGACAATATTCCGCGTGAAAGCGAAGTAGCGTGTGCGCTGATTCGGACACTTTGGCGAAATGTGTGCGCTGATTCGGACACCTTAAAATGCCGATGCGCCTTAGAACCGTGCGGTATCTCAGCGTTTCGTGTGCGAAATTATTTCTTTATCTTCTCCGTACATTACGCAGAGTTAACGTACACATAAACGAAAGGTTATCGGATGTATTACGTAATCACCACGCGTTTCCAATTCGTAACGGTAGCGTAACATATCGAATGATAATCGAAGATAATCGGAGTTAATCGGCTAACGCCGAACACTTCGGATTTCGCTACGCTCAATCCTCGTGTACATATCTATCTACGCGTAGTCTTTATATAAGGAATCAAATCCGCGGATAAACATATGTACCGAGGCACGTTAGTGCCGAAGGTTCGCAAGGCGTAGCCGTAGCGATTACTCTCTTAATGTTCTCGCTGAGTCTACGACTCTACGGGAACATAACGTTATATACCCTACGATTACTATACGAATATCACACGAAAGGAGAGCATTAGTATGACGATTAAACAGTTAAGTCCGGAACAGAACGTTGCTATACAGTGGTTATCGTTACCTAAACGCGGCGGTAAAACATACGATGAGATTGCGGAACTAAGTGGAGTACACGTAAATACGATATATAAATGGCGTAAGGATACGGACTTCCTAGCGGAATTGAAACGTGAGATTGTACGTCAGACTATCGATAGATTACCGCAAGTAATGGATAGTTTAGCGGATGCGGCTATTACTGATCATAACGCGGCTGCTGCGAAGTTACTACTACAAGCTAACGATATGTTAACGGATAATATCGTAGTGGATACGAAGCAATCGGATAAGACGGATATCGATGCGTTAAGGGAACGTTTAAGGGCGTTTAATGAACGCAATCCACACTCGGATAAAATTACGCCATATAATGAAGCGACTTAATTACGTTAGTGTGGAATAGTGTGGATTACGAGTTGTTTACGTGCGGTTACATCCGCTGCAAGCGTCAGATGCGCGACCCCCTCGGAAACTTTCGGATTCATGCGTCGACCACCGTATAAACATACATTTATACGTTAGTTAACGATATTAACGTTATTCACCGTTTATACACGGACATCCGCATAAAATAAGGTACTTTTGTACATATGTCTGAAATCCGTAAAGCCGCATGGTTACGCGGTTTTCACTCGTTTTCCTTGCGTAAATTAATAACGCGATTATACACCGTTTATGCATTAACGCTGGAATCACGCATGGTTACGCGATTTTTGCGTTTGACTTTCCTTGACGTTTAGATTGCGGATGTAAGTGAGTGAATACGAATATACATCGTTTATGCACGAATAAATATGCGTAGAAATTGCATAGAAATACAGCGAGAAAATGCGATGGGGTACGGGTGGGGGTCGGTGGTCGATGTCCCGTCGTCCTGTGCCTCTAAAATCCGCGTATCAAAATTAACGTTTGACTTTTCGGAAGTGTAACGCAGTATCACGTATTACTAAAGGTAATTTACCGCAGAATTAACTGCTCTATCTCCGAAATGGTATAAACGGTCGTCTAACGTATGCGACGCCTAATTTGCCGTAAATTCCACGGTAAAATTACGTCACTATAAATTACCGTAGAAAACGCGAAGAGTTAGCGACTAAATACCTTCGGAATGTATTCGTACCTATTTCGAATTCGGAACGCTAAATCACCGTAATTTCACCGTCAAAATTAAGCGTAAGGGAGGCGATGTATTGGCGTGGATTAATAACGAATGGAAGTTACGTAATGAACGCGGCGAATTAATCGAATCATATAACGGATTAATCAACGCAATGTCACCGCACCTAACGGCGTTAAGTGACGGGGAACTTGCGGAACTTGAAGCGTATATATCCGAGCATGAACGTTTGGAACGGATACAACGCGGGGAACGCGATTTACTATACTTCGCGTGGGAGTACTTTTCAGAAACGCGTAATCCAGGTAATAGCGGAAATTGGGACGGATTTGATCTCGAAGATATATCGGGCGCGCCCGAATTCCACCGCGAGATATGCGCGGAAATGGATCGCATATCATACGTCGATAAAAACGGTAAGGTTGCGGTCGCGGCCCCACGTTCTCACGCGAAATCTTCGTTCCTATCGAAGGCGAAGCCATTACGCGAAATTGCCTATCGATTGCGTCGCTATATCATACTGATATCCGAAACTCCTTCCGTTTCTAGCGGAAACCTCGATTGGATCGCGAATCAGTTAAAGAACAACGAGAAGTTACGGCGCGATTTCGGGCCGTTATTACATCCGAAGCAACAGATGAATCCGAAGGATAACTCGTCTGAGTTTATCGCGTGGGAGCCGAAGGAAAACGAGGGTCAACGGTTATTATGCCGAGTAGAGGCGGCGAGTACGGGTCAAGCGTTGCGTGGACGTAACTGGAACGGTGTCCGTCCTGATCTCGTTATATGCGATGATCTCGAAGATAAACGGAATACAAATACGGAACAGTTACGGCAGGAAATGCGCGATTGGTTTACGCAAGTCGTCGTGCCGCTTGGCGATCCCGCAGGAAAGAAGACAGCGCTAATCTATATGGGAACCGTTGTTCATGCGGAATCATTACTCGTTGCGGTGATGAAACGATCGGACTTTAAAACGAAGAAATACCGCGCGTTAATCGAAGAGCCTAACCGCTTGGACTTATGGGAAATCTGCCGCGGAATCTATCTGAACGTTGAACACGCTCCGGAAGAACGCGCACAAGCCGCGGAACTGTTTTACGCGGAACATCTAGCGGAAATGAACGAAGGGGCTGTCGTACTATGGGCGGAAGTCCAGCCGCTTTGGAAACTTATGCGGTGGAAATGGGACAATGGATCGAAGGCGTTTAACACGGAGTATCAAAACAATCCGATCGATGAAGAATCGCAGATTTTTAATCCGGACAACTTCCGTTACTTCGATATATCCGATTTACTCGACGCAAACGGACGAATGATTCCGCTCGATTTATACGCGTTTTGGGACATTGCGCAAGGTAAATCGAAGCGCTCCGACTATAACGCAATCATAACGATTGGTCGCGATAAACGAACCGGAGTAATGTACGTACTCGATGCATGGGCGAAGAAATGCCCTGCGCATGAGGCGTTAAATACCGCAGTAGATAAGATTATCGAGTACGGTCATCGTCTATTTGCGATTGAAACGGTCGGCGCACAACACGATATGTATCGCCAGCTACAAGAGATTTTAGCTAAACGCAAAGTATACGGCACAAAGTTATTGCCGATTATCTCGCGCAGGAAAAAAGAAGAACGCATAGAATCATTGGAACCGCTTATCGAGAGCGGTTTTTTGCGTTTTCAGAAACATCACCGTTTATTACTCGAACAACTCGAACAGTTCCCGTCTGCAACACACGACGATTTACCGGATTCACTTGCGGGTGCGGTCGAAGCATCGGGCGGAACTAGACGAAGACGCTCGTTTCACACGAAACCAAACGGATTATAGACGAAAGGAGGACGTAGATTGCTCGTAACCAATACGATACAAGATGACGCGAAGAACTATACGCTAAATAGTCCGGATATGTTCGCAATCGGCGAGTTTTATCCGCCTACGGGACATGCGCATAGACTCGAACGTTATCGCGAGAATAAGAAGCTATTCCTCGGCAAGCATTACGACGTATTCGAACGGATGAACAATCGGTTAAGTAAGACACAACGCGATATCGTGTATATTTCCGTTAATATTGCGGGGCTAGTTTGCAAGAAGTCCGCGGATTTCCTTTTCGGTGAAACGCCGTCATATTCCGCAGGACGTGACGATCAATCAAACGAGCAGCAAGCGATTGAACGCTTAGTAACGTCCAACGATTTAAATATTACGAATTACGAATCCGCGTTAGGTACGTCGTATCGCGGTGACTCGTTTTATAAAATACGTTGGGGACAGCGTTATGAAGGCGCATTGGACGTTTCAATCGATCCATTCCGCATATTTATCGATGCTCAGAACGCGGAATACGTATTCCCTGAGACATCCGCAACGGACGCGAACAACGTTATTGCGTATCACGTCGCGTATCCAGTCGCAATTGAAATCGAAGGTTCAGACGAATGGTTCCTTTACGTGGAGAGTCATTACGCGGGAAAGATCATATACCGTAAATTCCGTATGGACGCGTTAGAAACAAACATCGATAACGTCGTTAAGTCGTGGAAAATTTACGCTGAGATTACGGAAGTACGTACGGAAGTCGAGACGGGTATTCCGTTTCCGCTTATCGTACATGTGCCGAACTTTTCAACGGATGATTCGTGGGAAGGAATCGACGATTTATCCGAGATTAAACCGTTACTAGACGAGTTGAACAATCGACTATCGTTACTTGCGGTTATCCTCGATAAGCATAGCGATCCTGCTATCGCAATTCCTGCTGGCGCAATGGACACGGATGAAAACGGTCAACCGATATTCCACGTTGGGCGCGATAAAGTATTCGAGGTAATGGATAAAAACGAGGTTATTCCGCAATACATTACGTGGGATGGTCAGTTAAACGCGGCATTTAAAGAAATCGAAACGCTCATCGATATGATTTTGATGACATCCGAAATTCCTGCGGTTGCCCTCGGAAAAGGTGATTCGGGTACGTCGGGATCATCGGGATTATCGATCAAGTGGCGTATGAACTCGCTATTAGCGAAGATTAACCGTAAACGTCAATACTATGACCGCGCATTACGCCGCGTGTTACTAATTGCGCAGCTCGTCGAACATGACCGTTTAGGCAAGGTGAAGGCGGGATATGACGTAGTGAATCCGATTGTACGTTTCAAAGACGGATTGCCTGACGATGAACTTGAACAAGCGCAGATTTACAGCTTACGTTTAGGCGGAAAGTCTACGTTATCACAGAAATCCGCGATTATGCGACTCGATAACCTAACGGAAGAGCAAGCTGACCGTGAACTTGGACGTATCCAAGCGGAAGATAAGGCGTTGGCGTTCGTTGATTCTTCCGTTTTCAATGCGGAGACGAAACCGACGGGAACGGAGGCGTAACATATGCGCCAATTTCCCGATCCGGAATTTATCCGCGATATCTCGTCTCTTGGAGACGCGTATAGACGCGCATTAACGGATATATTAGCGGAATTACAGCGGATT